TGGCGGCTTGTTTGTCGCCCTGCAACGACCGCAGGATGTTCCCGGTCTCCTCGAACTGCTCTTTGTCCTTTTCGTTATTGTCGTCGTAGTCCGGATTTATCTCGGCGAAACAGCCGGCAGGCATGAAGCCCCTCTTGATGTTCCGGTACGTGACATTCGACACGCCCTCTTGCGTGGCCATGTCCGTCAGTACGCTGTCGAAGATTGGCAGAGGGTACGAACCCCTCTTGTTCGAGTAGAGGAAAATCTCGCCCTCGTACTCCAAAATGCCATGCTCTTTCTCGGCAACGCGCCGACGGAACACGTTCACGTTAGGGTCATACAGATACAGATACTCTATCGGGGTCTTCCGGAATTGTTTCCAGGAACGCTCTCCCCAGTCCGGATGCAGTGCCACCTTGCCGCAGTAATCCGGCTCTTCCGGGTCGTCCGGGCAAAGGCGCACATTCTCCAACGGTATATGCCGCATACTGGTAATCTGCCCCAGCAGGTTTCTGTTCACGTGAATAGCAAAGCCACCGAACGAAGCCAGATCGTCCGCACAGAGTTGCAGCAGCGTGTCCGCTGTCTCTCCGTCCGAGTTAACGACTATCTGATAGTTGTCTGTATCAGCGAAGCCGCGACCGTAGATAAACTTGCGGTAGCGGTCGAGGCAGTTCGTACCAGTATATGAGGCGTTCACGATGTCGATGACACTCTGCGGGTAGTCGTTATCCTCTCCCCACGAAAGGATGTGCTTCGGCAGGTTCTTCTTGACCGTGTTCCGCCCTTTCTCGTATGTGATTTGCTCCGTCTTCATGTGGTCTTGCTATTAGAGTGTTGCCAGCAGGGCATCGACGAGGTCGTCTTTCTTCAGTCCGAACGTCTTAATGCCTTGCTCCTTTGCGGCTGCTTGCAGTTCCTTGTACGACATGGCCTGAATGGCTTCTGCCGTCAGTTTGGTCTGCTCGCCGTTTTCCGGGTTCTCCGGCGCTTTCTCGCTGTCGGTAGGTAATTGCTCACCCTCCGGCTTTTTGTCGCCCGTAGCGGGTTTTTCTGCGCCCTGCTCGGTCTCCTCTTTCTTCGGCTCTGCCTTGGGCTTCGCTTCGGCTTTGGGTTTCGGCTTTTCAGCCAGATACTCATCGAGGTTCTCCGGCAGAACCTTAAACAGATTCTTGCGGGCGATATTGTCACGCAGATAGGCGACAGCGATCTCGTCTGTTAGGTTGGCTGCGGTAGCCATCGGCAGCTTGCCGTGGGTGTCTTGCAGCAATACGCCGTTTCTCAACTGGAAATGGCATTCCGAGATTTCTTTCATACGTTGTTTTGTGTTTTTAGTTAACAAAATAATAAGCGCGTCAGCAAGGCACGAACCGCACCCGCCCAACGGCTTGTTCTCTAACGCAAAGTAGAGGTCATGCACCATGCGCTCTACCTCGTAATTGGCTTTGATAGCAACGACCATAGCGGGCTGGGTTTCCAGCTCCGCTTTGTGGTCGTTAAACCATGCCATCAACCGCTCGTATTTCTCAATCAGTGTCATAGCTGGCTACGTTTTATGCTTGAGCGTTTTGAGCGGGTTGCTGGCAGAGGGCGTTCAGGCTCGCCTCCGTGCCTGTGTAGGTACGCGGCAGCGTGGTCTCTTTCGAGATGTCGTCGGACGTGAGTACCGGGGCCATTGCCACGTTATCCGTGAGGGTCGTGCTGTACGGGTTCTCGGACATCTTCATTCCGGAATCCCAGCCGTAAACCTCGAAGATATTGTCGCAGGACGATACGCACTTACGCTCAACAATAGCAATGATGCGCGCGCCGGACAACTCATTGACGAATTTCTTCGCCGCGATGTTGTCTTTGAAGATGCGCAGCGTAATGCTGTGGTCGTAGTTATTAACATACGTGCCTTTGTTGAACGTAGCCGACGCCTCGTTCGCGTTGTCGATGGTCTCGTACAAGTAAGCATACTTGCCCGACTTCATCGCGATGGCGGAGATATTGCCGTCGTTGTCCACAGTCGAACCCGAGCGGTCAACGTCCTCGTAATTGAGCAGCCAGACTTTCTGGCCTGTTCCACCGGTAGGGAGTGCGCCACATGCGCCGCCTACAAAACCGGCTGTTATCTTGCTACAATCCATAGTGGTCTTCTCGTTTTTATGTTAAACAATAAGGGGAGAACATTCCTTGCTTGCGCTTGGTCAGCTCTCCCCTCGTTCGTTAGTAAGCGGCTACAAAGAGCGACGGGTCGAGCAGTTTGGCATCGCCATTGCCCATGCCCTCGATTTTCACCTTGCGGGTGTCTTTGTCATACCAGATGTCGAGCTGGTCGAAGTCGCCCACTTTGTCGAAGCCCACGCCGAGAACTTTCTTCGCGGTTGCAAGCGCGCGGTGCGGCTTGTTGTACGTGGTGCCGTTGTCCTCGTAGGCACGAATGATCTCGTCCCACATCGGCATCGCGATTACATCCCAGCCGTTTACCTTCAGCACCGGCATGCCGTTGATGAAGTTCTCCTCGCGGCTCTCCAGAGCGGCTACCGCTACATCGGACAGACTCTCTTTGTACGCATCGTAAATCGATTGCGTTACGTAGATAGCTTTGTCCGTCTGCTGGCGCAGTACGATAGGCGCAACGCGCGTCATCTTGTACAGCAGCGCTTTCACGTCGGACGGGTCGAGCTCGCTGTCCTGCAGTGCCTTGGTCGCCTCGCTGTTGGCAGCAATAGAGAGACCCTGCGAAGCGTTCGCGGTTACCTGCACGAAGACTTGCTTCCACAAGCCGTCAATCAGGTTGAAATAGTTCACGTCAACGCCTGCCGTGATAACACCACCGTCGGCGATGTTGGCTGCGTCCTTATCCATGAACCAGATGAAACGCCACAAGAACTTCTCGATGCTGCGGTGCAATGCGGTTACCACTGCATCCACGTAGTCCGTACCGGTGAGGTCTGGCTTCTGCAGACCGTTCTTGAGGTCGAACGCTGCAATCGAGGACGTAATGTCCGTATAGCACATATGCAGGAGAATCTCCCAGTCTGCCGGCTCCCACTTAATCTTGCGGGTGCTAACAGCGAAATCCTGCGCGGTTGGGTCACAACCCTGCGCAGCACGACCGACGAGACCACCCTCGCCGATAAAACCGACCTCGGTGTCAACCTTAATGTTGTCGTAGGTCGTTACGTGGGACAGTGCGCCCTCTACCTCGGCCATCAACTCCCAGACGAGCTCTTTGACTGCCTGGACTTGTTTGCCGGAGAAATTGAATTTCGAAAGATCGATAATCATAGCGCGGTCCTCCTTACTTTTTCGGTTTCAAGCCGTGACGCTCGCGAACCTCGTTCTTTACCTGCTCCTCATCAGCCGCAGTCTTTGCGGGCTTGCGCACGGGAGTTGTACGCACAGCATTGGCGGGCTTGTAGTTAGAGGTCAGCTGTGCCTGCAGGTCCTGAATGATGTTCGCAGCCTCCGTCAGTTGGCTACGCAGGTTCTCATTCTCGGTGCGCAGGTTCTCCACCTCTTCCTCGCTCGGCTCTTCCGGCTCGGCTTCCTGAATCTCCGAAATAGCGCCGTCAGTGATGACCACTGTACGACCATCGGGGAGTTCGAAAGTGCCGTCCGGACTTGCCGGCATACCCACTTCGAGGGTCTCATCCTCTGCCTCGGTAGTGAAGAGGACATTCCCGTCGTTGTCTTTGTGCTCGTAGTTAACGGCAGTACCCAAAATGTTCTTCAAACCTTTCAGGAAGTTACCAGCCGCGTCAAGCACCTGTTGCTTGGTCTTTGCCATGTCACTTTGTTTTTGATTGTTATTGACTATCGCCCCCCTCTGCTTTCGGAGGTTCGTGTTATACGCATTTATCGAGGCGATGAAGCCATGCTCCATGAGCCAGTCAGCAGAGCGCATTTTTTCTTCTTTCATCCAGTTGCGCAACTCGTCTTTGTCGCCGCCCGTACGGTCAACGTATATGTCGAGGATCTGCTCTTGCTGTTCCTCGAGGTCTTGCGCTGCGGCTTTGAGTTCGTCGGCTGTCATGTCATTCCAGAACTCCGAGCGGACGCAGTGAATGAGTGCTTTCGAATGTTTGTTTGCGGAACGGTTCTCGTACGGTGCTGCTAACAGCATGACGATGGCCATCGAGTGACATCCGCCCTCTACGTTGCAGTAGATATTGCGGCCACTGGTGCGAATGTAGTCGTATATCGCGAAGCCCTCGTCCACATAACCGCCGTCGCAGTTTATATTGAACTTAATGTCCTTCTCGTCCGGGTTCTCCTCAAATATACGCTTAACAGTGTCGAGCGAGAAGAAGACATTTTCCTCGCCCCACATAGCAGCCCATCGGTTCTCACTCTCCGGGCCTATCGGTAGATTCAATTCGACTACTAACATGTTGCTAATCGGTTTTGCGCTGCAAAGGTAATCAAAATTATTATATTCTGCAAGAATTTATTACGTCAGTCCAAACGGTTTTATTCCGAAACGCCATTTTTCTGCGATTTGCCGCGTTCAAATTGCAACGCTGCGTAATTTACCCACCCAACGGGCAAACGTCGCGGAGAACGCAGAAACGGCGTCAAAAAGTTACAGCCGCAGCAGTTCCACGTCGCATAGTTTCCCAACCTCCCAGTTCTTTATCTTGTTTACGTAAAAGTACTTGCCGAACTGTCGCAAGTATATCGGCGTAAACTGGTCAAAGTTGAGAATGTCAACAGCGGTCAGGTACATCTTCAGCGAAATGGTCTGTGTCGCTTGTACGACTGCAATCAACGCTTGGTAGTTCTGCAGAACCTGCTCGAGAGTGTAATGCGCCGGCGTGTCTGTAGATGCAGCCCACACAATAAGATGCGGCGTGCCGTTGTCTTTCCAGCTAAACGTCCCGTCCTCTTTCAGTTCCCATTGCTCTACGTTATCATTGCGCCCGCTGCTTGCTTTGATGTCGAGCAGATTGGCCGAGGCTGCAAGATTGACATTCGGGATGGCGAACGAGGTTTCCTGCTGATATCCTCCGACCTTATTCTCTGCATATTTGATGACATTGTTCTGCGCGTACTTTCCGAACTCGTAGTCGATTTCCCGGTCTAAATCTTCCGCGACCTTTTCCGTCCAGTCTGGCGCATACGATTTGCGACCTCTGATGTAGCCGAAGCTGTATGCGTATATCGTTTTCGTATCTTGGTCGATTTTGATCGTCCAGCCGAAGACCTGCGACAGTATCTTGAAAAAGTCCATGCCGGTCGCGATGCCACAGTTCGCCTCGAGGTTCATATTCATACCACTGTAGGCATTGTCACCTGTGTCATCCGGAATAGTTTGCACACGCCAGTTGCATGACGAACACAAGCCTGTAAATTCCGTAAAAGTAGAGCCGTCATAATACCTCCACGTAGTATTGCTATCGCCTCCAAAGGTCTTAAATTCCAGATGCGAAACCGTATCGTCTATATCGACGCTTGCGATGATGTTGTCGCCGCTGACCGTGAAAGCGCTTGTCTGTATGGTGGCTATAGGTGTGTTCGCCTGTCCCGGAATATAGCTCTGATCATATACGTAGATATTGACCGTACCGCCTGCGCTGACAAAGTTACTGAAACATGATGCAGAACCTATACGTGAATGGTGCGAATCATATCGCGCCGTAATCGCACATCTTGCTATAATACGACTATGTCCGTATGGTGTCTTTCCGTTATTCGTGATTACATTGTCGATGCCGGTTCGTACCTCACTCGACTGCCAGATGTAACCGCTTTGCCCGGAGTTGTCTCTTTTGCGCGTGGCCATAGACATCCACAAAGCATCGAGGACCGCATCCGGCACATCCGTCACCAGCGAGAAACCTATCTGCGTCAGCAGGTTCTTCAGCGTTCCGTCGTTTGTCGTTCCTCCCACTCGCAGCAGTGGCGTTGCATACCAGTAGAAGTCGCCGCTCTTGGCATTCATCCGGAGTGTGCGACCTGCTGCTACATTCAGGCTCAACGGGTACGTGTAACGCTTTGTGTAATCAGCCGGATCGGTTTGCGTTGGCAGGGTTGTAGTCGGCAGCGTGATTGTGGTCTTGTGCCACGTCTTGAAATCGACTGCTTTCATCAGCTCGAACACATCGGCTGTTCCTGCCAGCACTTGTACCTTGTATTCGGTTCGTACCGTGCTATCGATGACCAGCACGCCATTGTGAATAATGCGCAGTCCATCCACATATACGTTGCATCGCTTCCGCTCGTATGGCGTTGTCGTCTGTGAGTACGGGATGCCGGCAAAGCCTAAAATCCTTTCAT